TCCATCGTAACGCGGAAAGAAGCCTATCTTTAGGCATCGGCCCGTGTTTTGGATCATATTTTGTCTGATTTATGCTTTGGATGATGGATTTAAATCTCTTACCTATGGCCCAAATATCGGCGTGGGTATCCTCACGCGGTTCTGGGTCAGATAGAGAAATAAATGAGGTGGTTACTGAACGAACCCACGTGGGAAAATCCAGATAACCATAAGGCTGAAGGAAGTCCTTCAACTTCCTCAAATCACCAAAGTTGAGGTATTCAAGAGGTAACTCGACCTCCTTCTTATCACCAGGCCATCGCCCTGACATAAGTATGTCAGTTCGAATGATCGGGTGGTCAGTTAACCACGGAAAACGTTTCCCATGGTGCTGGCGGTAGAAGTCGCCAACATATTTGGCGACAACTTCCATAAGAAATTGGCCGGTTCTTGAATAAGTGCGGACATCATACAATGATGTCAGAAGATTAAAGTGGAGAAGATCTGAAAGGTTGACTGACGGTGAGAGAAGTATACGAAGCGCGCGCTTCGTCGGACCACGGAGACGCAACGATCGTTCGTTGTGCCATGGAAAGTCCATCCCACCGAGTTCTCTCGGCAGGTATGGCTCTAATCCAGATAACCATGTGTCTCGAATAAGGAATCTATACATGTGGTTCGACCACAAGCATAGCTCCTTAAAATACTTCTTCTCATACCGTATCCCCGATGAAAACGCAACGCCGACGGACATCCATAGGGGCTCATTTTTGAACCCTGGAAGCCGACTTGACGGTTTCATTAGGGATTTGACGTGGATGGATTCATCCCAGTCACAACGGTCATCCTCAGAGATGAAGATGGCGTTTTCGGTATAGAGACCACGTCTCTTGGAGATAAAGTCTACTCCTTGAGAAAACTCTCCACCAAACGTTCGATGGAGGGCTCTATATCGTCTTATGAATCCTGGGCTAGCCAGGATAAATAAGTCATCGCCACACAAAGAATAAGGGTAGGGATAGTCGCGGAACTTTTCGCCACTACCTCTGTTGTACTCTTCGAGATAGGTCTCGAGAATTTTGATAAGATCTACCTCTTGGTAGACCCCGTCAACGGTTGGGTAATTTTGCTCAACCATCGCAAGTACAACAAGGAACTTATTGTAAAGGTTAAGTAGTAACCAACTCATGGGGTGTCCCATGAGGGTACCACAAACCTGAACAATAAGACCTCCCAAAGTTCTTGAGCTATATTGAAGTACAGCTCTGGGATAAATCGCGCCCGTAGTGGCGCGAAGATACCTAGAAGCTTTCAAATAGCCCTCATCTCTCGCATACTCTATGATCGCTTCCGACATGGATTCCAAAACCCATTCGTATATACGATCAGTAGCTTCTTTCATATCGACTGAATAACACAGGAGACGTCCTTGTTTTAATCGTTCGGCAACAACGCTCGGGCGTTTCTTGCCGTCAAGATGATTC